CTCCAGGTTCTGGAGTGGGATATACACCAGCAGACTATAGTATCTCTACACCAGGTGCACAATTCACTTTCACAGAGTCATTCCTTGAGGGAGATTCAATTCCTTCGCCAACAACAGTTACGACTGTTGTTACTCCAACGCTTCCCATTCTTGGAAACACAACGACCACAGCTGGTGGTGTTTCTGGTACTTTGGCCGGTACTATTACTTCAGCTGGAGCAATAACTCTTACTGCTGGTGGTGCTGGTACAAGTGCTACTGGACAATTTGTTTCTGAAATTACGGTTGACTGATAATTATGAAAACTACAATCTTTATCGGATTGTTTCTTAGTATTATCAGTGGTAAGACTCAATCTGCTTATGCAGTACCAGTCGTACCTAACTTCAGTCAAGGTAGTATGACATCTCGTACTGAAACTAGAAGTGTTGTTCAGGAAACAATTAACTCAGTAGATTATAATACAGGTTATCAATATACCATAACCGGTAGTGGTATTACTGCTTCAGGTAACCTTTCTCCAGGAACCGGAAAAAACAATGTAAGTATTAACGGAGTGACCTCATCATGGACAGGGGTAGAAACAAAACCATCATTCGCTCAGACAGTACCAGGAGCTGCTTTTCAGTTTACGGAATCATATCAAGGTCCTGGCTTAAGCAATCAAACAATTATTCAAAGAACAACAGAAATAGAAAGCGCAACCGACACAACCTCAATTTTTACGCAATAATCAGTTTAGTATCTGCTAGTATGTTATCTCCAACGGTAGCATTAGCAGATAGTGTTGGTGGGGTTTCAGCTACTGCTTCACCTGTTGCTAATTCTTCCGGTAGTGTTACTAATCAAGCAATACAAGTTCTTCAAGGTCCTTATATTACAAATACCTATGGTTCAGGTATTCAATGTCAAGGACCTACCTTAAATTTTACACCTTTTGTTACTGGTAGTGCTTCAGCATCAAAACCATATGAAGCATATTATGATGACCCAGTATATGACCTTAGAGATTTAGACGGTGATGGGTATCTAGATAACCCAGGAGACATCTTATACTATGTCCCTACTAGAACGGGTCAAAAAGATAATTACAACCTCTCTCTGGGGTTCTCAGCCACGTGGTCTAAACCTTTAGATAGTAAGTTACAAAATCAATGTAAAGAAGCTGCTGCAGCTAATATTGCATTAATGCAACAACAGTCTGCAAATAAAAGATTAGATTTCGAGATAGCTCGTCTTAAAAATTGTGGTGAGTTAATGAAAGCAGGTATTTACTTTCATCCTAAAAGTCAATACGCAAAAATATGTTCTGATGTTGTTGTTACTAATCCAGGAGGAGTTATACCACCACATAGACATTCTATTCCAACATCAAATAAAGCAGAAGATCTTGGTGGAGCAATAACAAATTAATACCGTATTGGATCGATATTTCCGTAGTTCTGCCAAATCCAACCAGTACAAATATACTTTAATCCTTTTTTAGGTGGATGGCCCATGTGCCTATGTGTCCAGGTTGCGGGAAATAATATTAACTTACCTTCTTCCGGTTTGACATGTGTCCCATCATAAAATTCTGTAGTTCCAGATCCTCCAACTGTCGTATTTAAATACCAAAGATATGTAATGATTCTTTGAACACAGTTATTATTTTGATCTCTACCTGGTGTGGAATCATGATGCCAAACATAACCTACTTTACCAGGTTTTGTTCTTTGTATTTGATAACCAGTATCATATGTATCACTACAATTTAAGTGATACTTACTGATATATGATGTTGTATACTTCTTAAGAGACTCATAAAATATTTTATCTTCTTCTTCCCAGTTAGGATCTCCAAAAAAACATAAATCAATAGAACTCTTTAAATTTGAATTCTTACCACTTGCAGTACACCCAAGTTGTTTAGTATCATCTTTTTCAAATTTTTCAATTACATGTTTACAAAAATCTTTATCTAAAGCATTATGATGTTCTTCAAAAAAATCAAGTGCCATAATATTATTTTATTTTTTAATAGATTTTAATTGTTGAATAATTTGATTTCTTTCACGTTGAATATTTCTACGTTCTTGTACAGATAGAATTTTAGGTGGTACTCCTCTAATAGTTGAAATTTTTTTCATTACTTTCTTGATAGTAGGTTTAACTAACTTAAGTAATATTTCAGAAAGAGGTTTAGCAACTAATGCTGCTGTTGTTGCCACAACTGCAATTCCTGTAACAGACATTATTTGACCACTACTAGGAATACCAGCAACAATTTGTTCAGTTATACCGACTTCCTTTGTAATTTGTACACACTCATTACCTATTAATTTATACTCAATAATTTTTTTTCTATACCCCTGAACATAAGTTCCTACAGGTTCTTTTGATCTTTGAGATTGTGTAGGACATTCAATTTCGGTTTGTGGGACAGAAATTTGATTTGGGGTTGTCGGTAATGAAGTATTACCTTTGGCTTCAGGTATTTTTGGAACACTTGAAGGTCTAGTTGGTACTACTTGATTAGGTTCAAACTGAATAGGATTAAAACTAGGAAAGCTAGAATCACAAAGAGTAAGTACCCCATTAGGATCATCGTCTATCAAGTTTTTATTATCTGATTCATAAGCTTCTACGCATCCAGGTATGTTGATAATAGGCGTTCCTATTATCGTCGTTACTGGAGGAGCACTTGGTACAGATAATGTTGGAGATAATAGATACTCTGGTACATCAGGTATACTTAAACTTCTTACCTTTATTTCACCAATTTCCATCAATCTCCATCAAAAATACGAAAGATGAAGGAAAATATCGAATGAAATATTACATAAAGAAAAAATTTATTTTCGTTATCATTTTTTTTGTATATATAATTATTTTTTTTCTTTATCGATTTTTTGTGAATAGATGAAGTCATAATATTTAATGCAATAAAGTGATCTTAGAATTATTTAAATCATACAATATTAAAAAGGTAATACTCCTCCAGTAGAAGTAGGAACCGATGATGTTGAAGGTAAGACACCACCAGTTGTAGAAGGTAGTTCTGGTATTGTAGAGTCCAACATACCAGGAAGGGCACCTGTGATTGCTTCTGTTGCGGCTGCAGTAACTTGACTCTTTATATTCTCAATAATTACATCCTTATTGACATAAACATAAGTACCACCACCTACGATTCCTGCGGTACCCAAAAAAGATGTGACTGCAAGTAAATTGATTAACTTTTGCATCTTAACCTTTACCTTTTGTTATGGGCCATGTTATATGTAGACCATAACAAAGGATGGTTATAAAACCAAACACAAATAAAGATACCATATTACTCCTGATGAATACCACACCTTTAGTTATTTGTCAAGTGTATTTAGTCAATCTCCCTCCCATCTTCCAACTCAATATAAGACAGACGCATCAGGTATATAACATAACCTAATGCCAATACAACCGCAATCATAACACATATAATCACTGACCATACAGGGTCATTTACGTTCCCATGAGAACGAAGTAATAAATTCATTTTCCAAATGGTTCCCAGTGTTGCCAATTATTTTTGTGTACCAGATGCATACCAATAATAGGTACGACAATTAGTGAAAGACTTAGTACTCCAATCCCATAAGGATTATTGAGTATTACAGAAGCAAAGTGTGCTGCCTTTAGTGTTATATTACTCATACACATTGTCCCCAAATTTCCCAGTTATCTCTAAAATAGAAATCAATTAAAGTTAGAGTTCCAATGGGGTTTTCTTCCTTAGTATTTGCCCATCTTGCACAGAACTTAGTAATGTCAGGTGAAGTTCTCACCTTATTAACACCATACATTCTAGAGAATGAACTCATTGCAAAATTAAATCTTGTCTTAAAATTAGTTTCCATGACTAATCCTTTCTTGGTATTTTGTGATGGTAGACATTACCTGTTTTTTATCAGTCCCACATGGAGCATTCTTTAAACAAAGTAAAATCAATTCATCTTCTGTGATAGTAGGTCTAATAGTAAACCCCCACTTGTCAAGCTTACCTTCAACAGGTGTTTCGCAAGTGTCAAATTCATTTACCATATCAATCTACGTGAATGTGACCAACCATTCCAGCACCTTGATGAGGACCACAGAAGAAATCATAGTCTCCTAAATCAGTAAATTTAATATCTTGTGATTCTCCTGGTGAGAACATCAAGGATTCTCTCGAAAGATCTGCACGACCTTCTACGATAATATTATGTGGTGGTAACATTCCATTTACAAAATGAAGTGTTTCACCAGCACTAATAGTAATATTATCTGGATCGAATACAAGATTTCCATTAGAACCCATAGTAACATCTACAGCATAAGCCATCTTCGGTAAGAAGAAAATCATTAATGCTACAGTAGCAATTATCATTAAGCGGATAAACTTCATTGTGGTTTACTCAACTACTCTAGTTATACATCATACAGTTTTTTTGTCCACAATCTGTTATGGGTTCCTGATATTATTTTTTGGGCTCAATAGCAGACTGAACTTTTGGTTCTTCTTCATCTCTCTTTCTCTGTTGACCACCACCCCCAGCCTTAGCCGGAGACAATCCAAATGCTGCGAGAGAACCTGAGAATACTGATGCGATGAACGTCGGATCAAAATCTAAAATCTTTTGACCGTTTGGAAGTCTTACGTAACTGAACGTGAGAAGAGCTGCAGACCATATGAGTACAGTAACTTTCACTAAGTTACCAAGTACTTCACCTCTGTCATCATCCTGGTCCTTCTCTTCTACCTTTGCCTTTGATTTACCTAGCATGGGTAGAAAATATGGGTATAATTATTTATAAAAAGGGACTAAATTAACCCCCGTGTATCAAACTATTGCTTTTTTCTAAATATTTTTAATAGGAAATATTACCATGTCACAAGATACTAATCATGTTTCTGACGACACTAAAGTTTCAATGCCCATTCGTAATATCATTTCTATTGTAGGTGCTGCTGCAGTCTCCACGTGGGCATATAGTGGAGTGATTGAAAGACTGAATAGAATTGAAACAAACCAAGAAGTTAGAAAAGAAGCTATTGAACTAAACTCTGAGTTTCGTATTAACTGGCCTAGGGGTACAATGGGATCTCTTCCTGATGATGCAGAACAAAACAGAGAGATTCAATCCATTAAATTAGAGATTGAAAGAATTATAGAAGAAGTTGAAGAGAATGATAGCTGGATTGATAACTTTGAACCACCTAAAGAAGTTCAGGAAAATATTAATAGAGTAAGAGAACTAGAAATCAAAATGGCAATTATAGAAGCTAAAGGGAGTTAAAAAATACTAGAAATTTTTTTTCCATCTTTTTGAAACCAAAAGTCAATTTTAGTTTAGGTATAAAAAAAGGACCCCTTATTGGGGTCCTTGATATACTGGTGTCATCATACCTTTGTCTGGACCATCGTCATCATCTCCTGGTGTTATAATAATATAAATCAAGACAAATAAAACTGTGAGTCCTATGTAATAATTCACCACACCCCAGGAATTATCTGGCCGCTAACAGCATAGGCTCCTATGGCTGCAACGACACCAATCATTGCTGCCCAACCATTAATACGTTCTGCGTTTTCGTTCATTTGTTTTGCTCCTGTGTTTTGTTGTAAATAATGACTCTGTTATTTTCATGGATGAATATTAGTTCATCATCATGTGCCCAACAGAGTTCTTCGTATAGGACATTTAGTCTCTCCATGTCGTCATAGAGTTGATTAGGATTAGACATATTATTCGAAGACTATCACCTTATCTATCATCAGATACCGAATGCTCCGAAGAAAAAGAGACTACCGGAGGTTGCATAAGATACAACGGCAGCAACGAAACCCAACATGGCAACACGTCCATTCAGTTTCTCTGCACGTTCTGCATAACTTTCGTAACCATAACGTTCTGCGTCAGTCTGAGAGATATACATTCTGGGTTCGGTTGCATACATGTTTGTACGTCCACCGTCTTCAGTTGTTACAGTCATGTTACACTCCGTAATGTTTCTTCACATAGTATATAGTAAATCTAAAGATCTGTCAACCCCCGTACCGTCCCGATTTTCCAAGACCTCATCCCGAAAGTTGTGTCCGTATTCTTCAGTCATTATTCACCACCTTATCCCATGCTTTCTTAAAGTTACGATCCCAGTTATCCATATACACTGGCATAAAGGCATTTAGAGCATGGACAATATCGTGTGCTTGATCCATACGATTGTTGTCCATTGCTTCAGTTAGTTCTTCTAACATGAAACTGATAGAGTTGATGTTGGAGAATGACTCTTCCAACTTGTTCATTACATCCCAGTTCTTACTCATCATAGTTCTCCTTTAGTTAGAATTTCAAAGTTCTGTTCTCCCTTTACTCGGGCCCGAGTAAAGGGTCTCTTCACTCGGTCAATGACTTCATCCATAGGATATGTCTCCACCTTACCTAGTTCAATGTCCTCAACCATTTGCATCAGACACTCTAGGAACTCTTTAGGATACACATCATCTTCATTTAGAGATACCCAGAACCATTCTGCACACTCGGTATATGGATTATCCTCATGTATTAGAGCATAGTTTTCATAGTTTGATGTCATAAGATCTGCCCAGATGTCGAATGCAGATCTAATAGTTTGCCATCCAGTCATCCAACAATGACCTATCCAATACTGATACCAGCTCATCTTGATTTTATTTGGATGAGTTCCTTTGATTGACGTACTATACATTACACTACCTTACATGCACTATCAATTACTAGTCGATCATATGCATCAATCATATCATTCAGTTGGTCATCAGTATACTTGGCAAAGCGTTGGAAACGACCCAAGTCCTCGGATTCACTTACAACATTCTCTTTATGATATTCAAATGCATCGTCCAAATTCTTCCATTCTAGGAACTTATCATGGATATCTTCATTCCTAGTTAGATCATACTCTTCACAGATCTTACGCTGCTCTTCTTCACTGACAAACTCAGTGAATACCAATGACATAGCACCAGAAAGAATAGAACCGGGAGACATACCCACACACAACATAAACTTCTCAAAGAGTTTGAAGTATTGTCGTGCATTCAGATCAGCAGCGGGTGCTGTGATCACAAAATGTTCTTCGGGGATGAAATCACTATCAACAGTAGAACCAAACCCACCAGTATAGGTGGGAGTGTATGTAGCGTCGAATTTGAACTGGACGGTGGCTTCGTATGTCATGATGTCCGATTGACTATAAGAGTATTATACAATAAAAAAGCACCCCTGTAAAGGAGTGCTGTGACGGTTGTGGAAGTGGATTCAAAACCATAACTCTCTTTGGATTTTTCATGTTTTGATTTCAGTA